TCCTGCTGACGGGATTCACAGGCTGGTTCAAGATGATAAGGACATTGTTGCAGGATTCTATATTAAGAAATCTAAGGGAGCAAGACCTACAATGGGTCATCATGTCCTGGGCAAGGGAATACATATAACTGACGACTACCCTGACAATGAGTTGTTCGATAATTACAAAGGGAGCAAGTTAGTGTTGCCAACGGGATTCACCCTGATAAAAAGGGATGTTGTAATAGCAATGAGATACCCTAGGTTCGATTATATCTCACTATACTCGATGCGTATTGGAACAGATTGGAGTTTCTGTTTGCAGGCAACGGAACTAGGGTTCGGAGTTTGGTGCGATAGCAGATTGAAACTTTCCCATATAGGAGAGACAGGATATAATGCTGAAGAATATTTTAAAAAGAAGAAAAAAAATGTTCAAAAATAGACATCATACTGAAATTACCAAAGAGAGAATAAGAAAAGCTCTTATGGGAAGACGCTTTTCACCTAAAACAGAATTTGAAAAGGGGCATCCACAATCAAATACTGGTAGAACTCATTTCAAAAAAGGACATATTACTTGGAATAAAGATGTCCCTTGTGGTGATTTAGCTAAACAGAAAATAAGTAAGATTCTTATGGGAAATAAGAATAAACCCAGAAAGCATATATTACAGAAAAAACTAGAAAATTTATATATAAAACAAGGTTATACTAAAGGAGAATGTGCTTCATATTTCTATTGTAGTATCCATACAATAAGTGACCGTATGAGAAAATATGGAATTCCAAGTAGAAGCAACTTACATAGACGTATTCCTTCTTCCCTTGAGAAGAAATTCCAAACAATAATAGATAAGTATAATCTTCCTTATAAATTTGTAGGTAATGGGAAGTTTACTATTGGTCATTATAACCCTGACTTTATAAATATTAACAGCGAAAAGATAGCTATAGAGGTATATGCAAGATATTACAAATTAAGATGCAATAAAAGCATAGAAAAATGGAAAAGAGAGAGAGGTGAGATTTTCCAGGAATATGGTTGGAGTATAATTTATTTCAATGAAATAGAGGTCAACAATGAAGAGTACGTATTAAAAATATTAGGAGGGGATTAAAATTAGCGAAGTAACAGGGAAAAATGCTCGAATTTACATGGGCAAGGTTAGATTAGGTGGAATGAGGTCATGGACGATTGACTATACGGCGGATACTGTGGAGACAACTGACTTCGATGACGCTGGGGTTAAACAATTCTTGGCTACATTAACCGGCTGGACTGGTTCTTTTGAAGGATTCGGTCATCCCGGTTGGGAAACAGCGGCAGCGGTAGGGAGTAAATATCTGGGAAGTTTCTTTGTGAGTGCCTCAACGGGCAGTGCCTACACTGGCAGTGTGATAATTACCGGAGCAAGCCCGGGTGTGGCGGTTGACGGTGCGGCTGTAGTAAGTTATACATTCCAGGGGACTGGGGCTCTTAACTTTGCATAAAGGCCAGGATTCATAATATGGAGGTGATATAAATGGCCGAAATAGCAGGGAAAATAGGAGCTTTCTACGCTACTAGCGGGTCAGGAACGCTTCAGGCATCCGAGTCTCATACCCTTTCCACAAATTTTGCATGGCTTTCCCATAAGAACGTGGTAGTGGAAAATGTCTATGTAGGTAGCACACCTGGAGGAGCAGAGTTTTCAAGGTGGTATTGCACCCCCAGAGGAAAACTGACGATTACTGATGCTGCGGCGACCGCTAGTTTTAACGTTAAGTATCGTTGGTGGGCTGAGGAAGGCGAAACAGGGTCATCCAATGGGATAGTGATGCAGCGGGGTGGATTCTTCAACTGGTCGATAGATAATACCTGTGACACTGTGGAGACAACTGATTTCGATGACGCTGGAGTTAAGACTTACAAAGCTACCCTAACTGGCTGGACAGCGGCAGCGGAAAGGCATTGGATTACAGGAGAAGGAATAGGATTAAAAGGTAAAATGGGTTCGGGTGTGGCTATGATTGTGAAGTTCTACGTGGAAAATATTGACACTGATAAGGGAATAGGCTCAACGTCAGATACAGGCACTCGGTACGAGGGATACGCTCATCTCACTGGATTGAGCCCTTCGACTGCTGTTGACACGTTAACGAATGAGAGCCTGACTTTCCAAGGAACAGGGAGACTGACCTACGAGGCAGGTTCATAAAATTGAAAGGAGATATAAATGAGCGAATTAGCCCCAACAGCGGGCAAACCTAAGCAAGTTACGATTAGTGGCAAGGATTACACCGTTTCGCCTCTAACTATTGATGATTTGGCTGAATTTGAGCTTTTTGTTAAGGGTGAAAGAAACAAAACAATCTCGGAATCGCTGAAGCAAGCAGGTATCAAAGAAGAGCTGATAGCCCAGAAGATAGTGGAATCGTCTGCTAAGCCAATAGGAATAAACGAAATTGACGAGTCTATGAGAACAATATCGGGGGTGAGATACCTGCTTTGGTTCGGGTTGAAGAAGAATCACCCTGAATTAAAGCTAGATAAAATGGGTAAGCTAGTAACACTGGCTAATTTTGAGGAGGCTTCAGCAATAGTGGCTGAGATGGGTGGCAAGGCGGTAGAAACTAAGGGAAAAAACGTCACAAGGGGGAAGAAGTAGATTGGGAATTTCAATTCCCCCTGATGACTAAGTATTATGGGATAATGCCCTGGGACATCGGAAAGCTGACGTTGTTCCAGTGGCAGGTCTATTCAGAAAAAATAGAGAAAATTTATACAATGTTTCATCCGCAGCCGAAAAAGGATAATAAGGGCAATAAGGTAAGTTCTGGCGGTTCAAGCAAGGGAAGTCACGAAGAGCTGAAACGCCTGGCAAGACGGAAAGGGATAAAACTTCCAAGTAAGGGGATGTGAATAAGTGACTCAGATTGGCGAGGCATATATAGAAATCAAGACTAACCAAGCCAAATTTTCCAAAGAATTGAAAAGTATGGAGGGCACTGTCAAATCCTCGACTGACAGGATGAAGAAGAACTTTGACAGAATAGGCAAGGGTGTCTCCGAACTTTCTCGGACAGCTCGTCTTGGTTTTCTTGCTATGTCTGCTGCTATTGCTGGAACGGTATATGCCGCTGCCAAGTATGAAAAAGAAATGGCAAATGTTTCTACAATGCTGACCCGAAAGTCTATGCCGATTATGGAAAAGTATAAAGACTTGGTTGGTAAAATGGGGATAATCTTTGGCGAATCGACTGAAACCTTGTCAAAGGGACTTTACGATATTCTATCGGCCAGTATAAGGCCAGAGAAAGCCCTAAAGGTTTTGGCAGTCTCGGCAAAGGCAGCGGCAGCAGGATTGACGGATACAGGCGTAGCGGCTGATGCTATTACCACGGTCATAAACTCTTATGGATATGCTGCTGAAGATGCCTCTATGATTTCGGATAAGCTCTTCACTATCATTGCAAGAGGTAAAACTACTTTTGCAGAACTTGGCCCTAATATTGGTAAGGTAGCCGCTACCGCAGCAATGGCAGGTCTGAGTTTCGATGAGCTGGGAGCGACGATTGCTACTGTGACCAGGGCAGGTATTCGGACTGAGATGGCTATGACTGCTATCAATGGAATTATGAAGGTATTTGTCAAGCCTACCGATGAGGCCAAAGAGGCAGCTAGAGAATTTGGCTTGGAATTGGATACTAATACCCTGCAAACTATAGGTTTGGCAGGAGTTTTGGAAAAACTAAACGGAGCTACTGCTGAACAACTAGCCTTGATATTCCCTGAGATAGAAGGGCTCAAGGGATTGGCAGCTACTATAGGAGACTTGACTGGATATACTGAGGATTACAAGGCAATGCTTGAGTCTGCTGGAGCTACCCAGGAAGCCTATCTGAAGCAGACTAACACTCTCACTTTCACCTTCAATCAACTAAAGGAAGCTGGAAAATATCTCGCTGTCCAGGTAGGGGAAATCTTCACACCTATAGTTTCCCAGGCAATCAAAAAAATAACTGACTTGGCTATCAAACTGGGGCAGGCCATAAAGGGACTCACGTCTGACCAGAAGAGTTCAGTCGCCCAAATGGTTCTTTTCGGGACTGCTGTATTGGGAGCTATAGGTTCGCTCAGTCTATTTTCTGTTGCGGCAAGGCTAGTTGTAGCGGCAGGTTCGGTCATTGTTGGTGCTCTAGGGTTGCTACTTTCTCCGCTAGGAGCATTGATGGTAGGAATTGTTGGATTAGCATTAGTCTGGGCTGCGGGCTGGAAGAAGATAAAGGAGATAACCAGCAAGCTAATAGAGATAGTTATAATGCCTAGTATCAAGTGGGGCTCGGAAAAGCTGGACTCATTAGCTGACTGGATGAGAGAGAAAAGCGGACTGCCGAAGGATGAAAATGATTACTTCGATTTGGGGGACTTCAAGGCAATAGTAGGATTTATAGGTGAGCTAATCTGGAAAGGTATGAAATCAATAGGAAAAACTATTGACAATTTGGCTCTTTGGATTCAAGAAAAAATGGGCATACCTGAAGGGGCACGCAAGGGTATTTGGGAACTTACCGATATATCAACTGTGATAAGTTTTGTAGTAGACTTAATTTGGAAAGGGATAAAATCAGCAGGGGAAATGATAACTGATATAACAAAATGGATAAAGGAAAATGCGAAAATAGAGAAGGTTGACCAGCTGGGAACAAGAATAGAACAATTTTTTATTGATTTACCCGAGCCTGCCAATTGGATGTTTTTGATAGCAGGTAAGGCTTTCCAATATACCGCTCTGGCTTACGGTATTTGGTCGGCTGTTAATGCTTTAATATCAAAACTAAAACTGCCAGCATTGACACCTATAAGATTAACTTTTGATATAATATTGGTTGTGGGCACATTTTTAATAGGTTGGGATGTAGGAAAATGGATAGAAGAAAACGTTAAGCCAGTCGGTGATTTCATTCAAAAAGAAGTGAACAAATTCCAGGAAAAGCATCCTCTTCTGTGGGAACAATTCATTACAGCCCCTCTTATCTCAACTACTGGGATCAAAGCGATTGCGCTCTATATCAGCGAGGCTATAGTAAGTGCGATAGACTTAGGATTCGAGGCTGCTACCGAGTTTATAGGAGGGCTTGTTGAGAAGTGGATTACAAAGCCGATAGG